CATTGTTGTCAACCAAGCGAACCTTTTACGTATTGAGCAGATAGTTGAGCAGGCGAAAGACCTATTGACAACGGGCGAATTTGAAACTGTTGTTGGTGAGTTGTTGGAAGAGTTTGATAATCAAGCAGCGATAACTTACAGATACTTTGATGAAGCGTTCACGGGCTTTGAAGTGCCATCGATTGCAAACGAGATTCTTAAACAGAAGAAATCAGAGGCGGTGCTTGACCTGTTGAATTCAACAGACCAATACTTAAGCAATCCTGTTCGTCAAGCATTGAGCAACGCGGTAACTTCGGGGGCAAGTCGGCAAGATGTGATTGATGTTTTCAGATTGCTGATTGAAGGCGATGCCGACACCGTAGGGCGTTTAGAAAGAGCAACACGGCAAATAGTATCAGACACCTTTGCGTTAAGTGATAGGGCTGTTACAAACGCTGTTGCCGACCAATTGGATGTTAAATGGTATCGGTACGTAGGCGGTCTGATGGACACGACACGACCGTTCTGCAAAGCACGTAATGGTAAGTATTTTTCAAAGGCCGAAGTTGAAAGCTGGGGCGTTGAAGATTGGGAAGGCAAAATGGCAGGAACGGACAGCAAAACCATATTCGTAACGGCAGGCGGTTACAATTGCCAACATTCAATTCTACCTGTTGCAGAATCAGCAGTACCAAACAGATTTAAAGACAATGCTTAAAAGTCTTATTACATATCTAAACCTAAAGTTAGACCTACTCAACTACTTTGATTTGACCCGTTGTTTGGTTGAATTAAAGGACAATTCAGAAGGCACGCGGCAACCTGTTGAATACATATCAAAAGGCAACTATGATGTCATTGATTGGGATGAGTTCAACGGTGTAAGCTATTGGAGGCTACGAGATGAGATTACAAGCGATAGAACAGAGGAAAAGAAGTACAAAGCAGGCGCAAGGAACAACATAGAAACAACCGTTCCTTTAAAGTTGGTGTTTGCAGTTCCACGCGCTAAGCTAACAGAGGATGATGCTTACTCATTTGACCGTATTCGTCAAACAATGGTCAAACAGTTTGCAATTGATGACGATGTAATTAAGACAACGTTGCAAGCTGAAAGCGTACGTATCAATGTAGTATCAGCTAATTCAGATGCCAAAGAAGTATGGGAGGAGGAAACAGAATCAACGGGAACATTTGAGCCTAAATATGAAACTGTTTTCGGTTCAATTGACGTTGACGTTGTAATTATTTCCAAGCATAGTTGTTTACCTACGGAATGTGATGACGTTGAAAGCGATATTATCAGAGCGTTCGATTGGTGTGGTAATACGGCTGTAACTGTTGGTCGTTTGACAGAAGCACAACAGACCTGCATATCTGACTTTCTTTGTTCTTGCGCTGATGCAACCGTAGAAAACAGCGATGGCAGTTATACGAATACAGTTGCAAGCGGTGGAACTTTGGTTCTACCTGATATTACCGTAACAGATAGCGATGGTTCAACGTCAAGTGTTCCAAGTGTTCAAGATGTAACGTGTAGCCCTTGCCAAGATGCAACCGTAGAATTAAACGGTATTGAAGTAGCAACACCTGCAAGCGGTGCAACAGTTGATATTCCCGTAACACAGGACGGTTCACCCGTTGGAAGTTGGAACGGGTCGGCATGGATTGTTCCGAGTTGTCCACCTTCCGTAACCGTTTCAGTAGCCCTATCCGATGACACACCAAAGTTAGGGCAGTCAGTTACAATCACGGCAACAGCCACAGGTATAACGCCAACGTCTTACACGTTCTATCTGCCACAAGAAGATGGCAGTTTTGAAACGGTAACGCAAGCTGGTAACACTTATGCTTGGGCTGTCAGTAAATATGATGCGTTTACGGTTACAGTAACAGCTACAGACGGAAGTTCTGAAGGTTCAGGAAGTGCAACAGGAACAACTACGGGTGATGTTGATGCAGATGCGTTTATAACGGCTCACAATACAGCTACAGGCGGCACAATAGACGCAACGATGGAAGCCAACACATTGGGCTTTTTCTTGCGTTTGAAAGGTATTAACACTACTTACAACGAGAATGTCTTTTCGCAGTTATTGGCAGCCAATGCTGAGATTTACCCAATGATTCCTGACGATGTAAGCAATGCAAGCATTTCTGGCTATTCAATCAATGCGATAGACCCAACGCGGAACGCTACAATGGTCGGATTCGTTGCAGGTGATGCTACGATTAACGGTCTTACAGGCGGTTCGGGTAAGTACATGATAATGAATAACGCACCGAGCGACTACGGGCAGAATGATGTGGGCATAGGTGTTTACGTTAGAACAGGTTCGAACTTCACTGTAATGACGGGCGCAGATACATTGACTTTGGCGCAGCAGTTCGGTAATCCTGTTTGGAAGTCAAGGTTAAACTTTGGAACTGAAAGAAACTTTCCGCTAAACCAATTCGGCTTTGTTTATGCACAGCGAAATAAATCTGATAGATATGACCAAGTAATAAATGGTGATGTATGCAGTGTTTTTTTTGACACAAGCGTTGCACCTTCATCAAATGTGATGTATGGCATGGCATTTAACAACGGAGGAAGTCCATCGGCTTATTTTCAAGGTAGCGTTTCGTTGTTTATTAACGCACCATACTTAGAAGAATGCGCGCTGGCCACACTTTCTGAAGCGGTCATTTGGTTACAAACTCAAATCGGGCGAAATGTATAAGATACTATTTTTTGAGCAGTTCGATTGGACGCCTGAGCAAGCAAGCTGGGGGGCGTGGGATATTCCTTCGCCATATGCAGATGAAACGCATAACGGGTGGATGTTGCCCGATGGGTGGCAAGAACACTTGACCGAACGGGGAATTGACTATATTGAATTGGAATTGGAAACTGATGGAACTGAACAGGATTAGCGCATTTGATGCAAGCACTATATTAAAGATTGGAATACCTTACGTTTTCTTTTTCTTTGCACCTATAACATGGGCTATTGTAGGTATTGGCGTGTTGGTGTTTGCCGATGTATTTACGGGCATAGCAGCCGCGAAAAAACGAGGCGAACGAATTCACTCTAAAGGTATGTCAAGGACGGTTGGAAAGATGCTCTATTACACCATTGCAATAGTATTGAGTAGGGTTATGGAATTGGCGTTCATATCATGGCTACCTGTGGCACAATTGACAAGCGGTTACATTGCGATAGTGGAGTTTAAATCGAACATGGAGAACATCGCGCAAGTTACAGGCGTTGACGTTTGGAATCACTTAAAGGATAAATTTGAAGAATCGTTCGGAAGGAAAGGAGCAAAAGACAAATAAGGTTTGGTGCAAAATCGCACCACGTGAATGTTCAGCGAATTGTTTAAGAACAGGTAAATGCGATATTAAATGAAAGCACGATGGAATGAATACGACAACTTTTCAAAGGAAGAGTTTGACTGCAAGCATACGGAAAAGAATGAGATGCAGCATGAGTTCATGGAATTGCTGCAAGAGTTACGCACCATTTACGGGCAACCGATGCGCATAACTTCGGGCTACCGAGATAAGACACACCCAATAGAAGCGAAGAAAGCAACCACAGGCGCACATACAACGGGTTTGGCGTGTGATATTGCAGTAGATAGGGGTGACGCTTACAGGCTTTTAGTTATTGCCTTAGAATTAGGATTCACAGGCATTGGAATACAGCAGAAAGGTTCGGGTCGTTTCCTTCATTTGGACATTGCAGAGGGTTCTAATTTCTTACGTCCGACCATTTGGAGTTATTGAATTATACCCGAACGGATATAAAACACGACAAAACAGGGGGAATTATACCCGAACGGATATAGAATGACCGACCTACAAACCCACCTATTCAAAACCTACTTTCCATATTTGGTCTGTTTCCTTTTAGGCGTCTTAGTAGCTTGGAAAGGATGTGGAAGCGGCAAAGTAAAAACCGGAACCGTTACGATTGAAAAACCCGTACCCGTTACAGAATACGTTGACCGCTGGCGCACTGATACCGTTCGTTTCGTTTCTAAGCAATTAATAAGACTAAAAGATACGATTTACCAACGCGAAACAGTTAACCGTTTAGACACGTTGTTTTTAATTGATACTGTCAAGATTGTAGAAGCATGGTTGACGGAAGTTCAACATTATGATACAACGGTAACATTTGATAACGCTTATTTTACTTTACGGTGGCAAAACTACCAAAACCTCAGCGAGAATCTTCGCATTGATTACACGCCTAAGAAAGTGGTACGTGCAAATTTTGCACTTGGCATACACGCTAACGCTGGTCTTATCAGTAATTTCAGCACACGTTACACGCCTTTGTTCGGGTTGGGTTTGCAAGTTTCAATAAAGCGTTCTTATATTGCAGCCGATTACGGGTT